AACGGCAAGAGCGCCTGTGGAAGGAGAAGTAGAAGGAGTGGCGCTCGCTACAATCAATCCGCCCGCACCACCATTCGGACGGCCAATGCCGCCAAGCGATAATGCACCGTCGCGCCAAATTACGCTGCTGTTGGCAACAAATCCACCCGTGTCGTCAAGATTTTGTATTACAATACCGGGGAAGCCAATTGCACCTCCGCCATCGTACAGTAATCCGAGCACATGATTGCCTGCTGTCGATCCTGTTGCGTTGAAACAAAATGCCGGTTGACCACCACTGTTTAATGTGAGTGTTCGGCCACTAATTGGCGACGATACGCCGTCGCCAATTGAACTTGCCCCACCTACGTTTAAGCCATTGCTAACCCCCACGCCGCCCGCAACCGTGAGAGCACCTATAGTAGAGGAAGTAGACGGATTGGTGGCCTGCACCGAGATCGGGCCATTGACAATAAACTGTAGGCTGTTCCAGTAGATGTACCGCGTGCCCGTGTTGCCGAAGCGGATGGCCCCATCCACTCCGCCTGCCCCTACGGTGATGGCGTTCGGTTCGTAAATGGTCAGCCCACCAGCCGTGGCGGAGCCCGTCAGGATCAACGGCCCCGTCATCGTGTCGCCAACAACGTCGACGGCGCGGTTCCACACGCCGTTCTTGCGGCCATACATAAGTCCGTCGCTCGGGCCATCTGGCGTGCCGTAAGCGATCCACTTCTCGCCATCCCACTTATAGCTGCCGTATTGCTGGTTCAGCGTCGGGGCGTCTGGGAAGTTGAATGCCACGATGACTGTCCTTTATTTATATTCACGCTGCTTCGTAACTTCCAGACACAACAAGTCTGTGCCCGTTTGCTCCTAAGTAAGTGCCGTCATATCTTTGAATACTGATGTGCGTTGTGTCGGGAGTCCAACAAACCAACAAACTTCCGGTTACAGCATTTTCGCGTCCAACAAAAGTAAAGTCCTGAGATGCAGCCGTAACTGGCAGAGTAAACGCGATAGCCGTCCCCGCCCCATTTTGCGCTGTAATGACAATCACAGCCGTAAAGAAAACCATTTTATTGATTTGTTTATAACGACACGTCGTAGTTACAGCTGGCGGACCAGACACGGCAGAAGTCACAGTTGGCGTCCAACTCTGCCACGCCCCGTGCGTCGCCATATTCATAGCTTGGGTAGTATTAACGGTTGGGCCAGCAGTGGGGATATGCAACTCGCCGCTGATCCCGACGCCGCCCGCGACTGTAAGAGCACCCGTGCTAACGGAGGTGGAGGCGGTGGTGAGCGGGACCGCGATACTGGCCGCATTCATGGCGAGGTTAGTGACGTAGCTTCCCGGCCTGTTCCTGATGACCAGCCCCGCACCGTAGTCGAGGTACGAAGTAGTCGCAGCAGCAGTAACAGTCAGGACTACTGCTGAGTTTTCGAGAAAGTTCAGCGTTGGGCTAGCCGCTGCCCATATGACCTGCGGCCCGGAGTTCAGCGTTCCAGCAATTCCCACGCCGCCAGCGACCGTAAGAGCGCCTGTGGTGAGGGAAGTGGAGGGGGTGGTCGCGGGAATGTTGAGCGATCCCGCTGCTTGACCAGCGGTTGGAAATCCTAAATTAATGCCGCCCGATGCCGAAATACCAAAGCGATAAGCGCCGACACCTTGATCGTACCAATAAAAACAACCGGGATCGGGATGTGCCGTTCCTGCCACAGCAAATTGCCAACTTCTTGATCCCGCATTTCCGAGCGTGAAGTATGCTTGGCCCACGTTTCCATTTGACGCAACGAATGTAAGACCGTCACTTCGGCCATTGAATGTCGCGATGCCAGCGGAGCCCGTACCAACATTCAACGCGCCGCTGATCCCGACGCCGCCCGCAACCACCAATGCGCCTGTAATAGCAGAAGTGGAAGCAGTAGTGTTGGTGACACCAACAGGCTTTCCGTTCAAAGTAAGTGATGGACCTGTGTTGTGGATATAAGTAGCGTCTCCACCTAGCCAAAGCACGCCTTCTGTCGGGCCACGCGAGGCGTATAGATCGGCCCCCGATACGTTGCCCCCTGCAAACACGTTCCCGACAATTCCCATGCCGCCCGCAACCGTCAAGGCTCCTGTGGACGGAGAAGTAGAAGGCAATGTGCTGTTGACGCGTATCGCACCGCTATAATACATGCTGAAATCGCTGCGGATAATAGTCAGCGTTCCAGTCAGCGCGTTTTGAGCGTCATTATAGCCCCAGAGCGCAAAATTGCTTCCAGTGTTGCCACCGCTTTCCGGGTCGCCATTTTGATACTGCATAAGCCATCGTAATGCACCCACGCTCGTTCCGATTATACTTGCACCAGTGCCTGCCGCCGCATTCAAATAAATGCCCGGTGACGGCATAGTTATGGATAATGCCCCCGTCATCGTGTCGCCAGTCTTGGCGACGTAGTTACCAGCGATGCCGCCGTACACTGACACCCATTGTGTCGAAGTACCGTCATTGTAATTGACGTACAGAATGCCGGTATCGCTCTCCCACCACAAATCGCCATTGGCCGCGCCAACCGGTGGAGTGTCACTGGTGGTTACGCTTGCGCCGCCTCCGCCACCTCCTCCGGGTCCGAGCGGATGAATGTGATCCTCGCGGGCATACTTAAGCGAAATACCGATCGCACCAGTCCCACTTTCCACCAACGGAACAACGGTTGCCGGGGATGGCGGAGTTGGCCCAGCGGGGTGAACATGGTCGCCCCGAGAATAAGCAGTCGCAACACCAGCCGAACCGGCCCCGCTCTCAACCAATGGCGTAGTGGAAGATGGAGAAATAGGAGGCGGGACAACGGGTATAACATTGCTGATATCCTTTAAGGTAGTGTCCAGGATATCGAAGTTAACGTTGAGCTTCTCGCCCCAAGTATCATCAGATCCGCCGACGTCGGGTTTCGTCAAACCGTAGTTTGGGGTGGTCATGTCATTCATTGCGTCACCCTATCAACGGTGGCGGCAGCGGAACCCATATTTCGGGTGGCGGAGTAATCGCAGATGCCCAATTCTCCGGGGGAGGAGGCCAAGTAGAGGGTGATGGAACCCATATCTCAATTCCCCCGCCTATCGGCACATCTGGTGCCCAAGGCTCTTGGATACCTTTGTCGTAGGTGTAACGACCATACTTATTAAGGCCGTATTTCCTACCCAAACGACTTTCTCCGAACTTGCACTAACACAGATCCGCTCGCCATATCAATCTTGTGCTGCGCATTCATGCCGTTAACCAACCGCACCACTTCCGCATCCCACACCTGATTTCGCTGATCCTCAATGGAATACATTGATGCGATGTGTAGAATTTTAAGGGTGTAGACAGTCGGGCTGTAAACATTGACCCAATTGTTCGCTTCGTTGGTCAGCGGCGGGATATTTTGATAATAGGTTAACTCGACCGACAAGCCACTAGAACTAGTGTCGCCTATCAGGAGATAATTACCCAAAATAGTGTAACGGGAAGACCGGGAATCGTAAGGAGAAGCGGGATCCTCGGGGAACTCCGGGTTATAAAAATCGTCCGGGGTATTATAACGACAAACGCCGCCAGAATCCAAACGACGCACTAACCGAATTTCCTGCCAATCCAAGGGGAGAGGAACTCGACCCGATATAAGATTGGAGGTGTCGATCTGGACCATGTGCTTGACACGAAGCGCCGTGGACAGGTATTCCTCGGCCATACGAATCCAGCCGGTTATGACAGCATCGGGGTAAACGTCCGCGCCAATCGCTAACCAGTTACGAATCTCTTGACACTTGTCGGTGAGAAATGTTGCCATTAGACCCGCCCTGACCAAACTCGGAATGCCTTATTGTCTGGATCGTTGAGCCAACGTTTCCAGTCATTATCGTCCCAGTTTTCGAGGATAGATTTCTCGTAGACTGAGACAGGCACCCCTCGTGCAACCAGCTTGTTGGTCGAGCGTCTAGGGTGAAGGTCCCTCATTATTTTGTTGTTTTCGAGGGTCTGCGTTAGGTCTTGTTCTGTGTAGACATGGACCTTTTCGGGTTGATCGTCTTCCCATATCATGGTGCGCTTAACAGCGCCGTCGTCTTGGTACACGCGTTTAATTTCCATGGTAGCATGCCCTTAGTCAGCTGTCAAGTAGTACGGAACATTATTTTAAACCAAACAACTTGTCATGTTCTTTGATATACCCCTTAAGGTCAAGTTCCCCGGATTCCAATTTGTCCAATAATCCGTGTATTTGTACTTGTTCAATGTATGGCAATGACTGGCCCGACAACGTAGTGCCTTGGAGTGAAGGAGCGCTGGATGGTTTTGGTTTGCTTGGGGGTTTGAACCACACTTTTTCACTTTCGGGCAATTCGTTCCAGTACTCAACATCATCTAAATAGTTTAATTTTTTGGATGGCTCATATATTCCTCGTTGTTTTATAAGTTGCTGACCTTCTTCTGACAGTCTAGGCGTAACTTGTCGGGGATCAAAAGCTAACCAAGAATTAAAATCTGGTTCTGAACGGGGATACGTAGAGTGCGGGTAAATAATAGAGTCGTATTTCTTATCCTTCAACATTGGTATAAAATTTTTCTGCCACCCGCCAGAGCTTTTTTCCGCTGCAACCATATCATCTAATAAACCTTTAGGGGCTTTAAACCCATAATCATTTATATGTCTCTTTAACCCTTCCATTACCCATTCAGGCTCTGCCCAATTTGTGGGGTCGGTTGGATATTTAAGCGACTTTTTTATGTCTGCCACAACCGGTATAGTTCGTGCTCCTTCCGTTAATCCCTCAAAACCCACGGTGCTTCCTAAAGCATACTGAACTGCGACGTCAGGGTCATCCGCAAAATGTGTCCCTAAATCAACGTCTGATTGTTTGAATTTTTTGAAATTATTTTTAGCGATGGTCCCATGATAGCCGCCAGTCAATGGTAGTTCTTTTGTGGGCCGAAGGATGCCAGCGCCAAGCGCAGTCTCACCGGCTCGTAGGGGAACTCCTGCGATCGCCCCGGTGCCCATTGGAAGCGTAGCCGCTTCCAGGACGGGGGCAGGATCGTAAACGCCAGTCCGGCTCAGCTTCTCCGCCGACTCAAAATTTCGCTTAGCTAGATCGCCCGTGTATTCGTATGCAGCTTTCGCAACAGCGCCGGGAGCAGCAACCACATCGGCCATGGCCTCTTCTTGAGGCTTCCGCGCCTGCTCGCCAAACCAATTGATAGCCTTGGGTATGTCTTGCGACAACCCATACCCGACGTTGTAGATAGCATCAAGAAGGCCTTTAGGCTTCCGTTGATGGTACTCTGCCATTATTTTTTCTTAGGCCGAATCTTGCCCGTTCCCTTGTCGGCCTGATTGAATTCCTTGGCCACCTTGGTCGGGATACCCACCTTCTTCGCGAACTTAGGCGAATGTGCGGCAGCCGCCATCGTGCGAGCCTGTTTTGCAGACTTACTCGGCATGATAACCTCCAAAAGACTCACCCCCTGTTACGGGGGTGAGCAAGGGGGGAAGATTACTTCTTGTCGGAAATAACCGGGCTGGTTGAATGCGGCTTGGTAGACGCATCAAACTGTGCCTGAGTAACCATAGTCGTAATGATCGCGCCCTGTTTCACACCGTTGAATAAGATGTGGCCCAACGGGTTGCGCATTTCGACACCCCACTCCGCGAGGAGCATGCGGGTTTCGGCATCGCCCATCTTCGCGAGCGGTTCGGTCTTGAAGTTGCGGTAGAACGCAACAGCAAGGTAATCCGCGTCGAGGATGTAAGAGACGTCCGAGGGGACCCAACGGGAGGGGAGAACCTTGACGCGACCAAAATCAGTAGCAATAACATCAACAGTAGCGGTAACTTCAGTCTTGCCGACGAGGATCTGCGAACCATTCCTACCGTCGAAGGTGGAAACAGTGCGCTTGATCGCCGGGGGAACTACCATGTTGTCCGGCGAAGCACCATTGGTGTACGCCTTCTGCATGGCATCGCCTACCATCGATTCGGTGAACGCGACCTGCGAAGCACCTGCAACAGCAGCAAAAGCACCAGTAGCCGTGGTCGGAAGACCAGCCGTAACACCAATGACAGCGCCAGCAACTGCGCCGAGCTTGTCAGTAGCGCGACCGAGCCAATGAGCGATGGCTTCAGTCTTACGGGCAACGGCGGTGGCATCGCCGTCAACTCGCTCCTGTCGGGACGACATGATGGTTTCCATGTCCGACTTGAGGACTTTGGAAGCCATTGCCATCTGGTGGCCAAGCTCAGAGCCCTTGCCAGCGGCATCGGCGGCTTCCTGCGATCCGGAGACAGTTGCGTCACGCTTCGAAATCTGCGTGACGTTCGTCAGACGAACCGTAGG